CGGAGACAGCCGACTGGCAAAGGAATATTTGATGCTGGCAGATTTGATGGAGTTTAGATTGTCCAAGGATGAGTAGGAGGATAAGCAATGGATAGAAAGAAAATGCATGAACTTTTAGACTTAATTCTTGAGATTCAAGAGCGTGGAGAAGGTAAGGATGGGTACCCTTTTGTAAACATTGAATTTTCAAACTACGGGAGCAGAATACTTTTGTGCGCACAAGAAAACGGATTTGTCGCGAATGGAGATTACGATTTGTTTGACGGGATTACAACAGATAAGCAACTAGATGATGCAATCGTTTTGGCAAAAGTATTACTGGAAAAAGCAGCAGATATGGCGGGCAAATAATATGTACAAACATACAGAAGAACTGGAAGAAATAACAGATCAAGAAGCGGCTGAAAAAGACAGATATTTTAGGGTACGCAAAAGGCACTATCAGAATTATTGTGATTTTATGGAGGAAATAACAAATGGCAACATTATACGAGATTGACGAAGAGATTTTGGATTGTGTAGATCAGGAAACGGGAGAGATTATCGACCCAGAAAAGCTGGCACAGTTGCAGATGGATTTTGACAAAAAGGTAGAGGGAATTGCTCTCTGGATCAAAAACCTCTTATCTGATGCAGAAGCAATCAAGGCAGAGAAAAATAAACTGGCTGACCGCCAGAAAACATGTGAAAACAAGGCGAGAAATCTAAAAGAATACCTGTCTGGTTACCTGTGTGGAGAGAAATTTAAAACAGCAAGAGTTAGTATCTCTTATCGAAAATCAGAGAGTGTAGAGGTGCAAGACATTTCAAAACTGGACAAGGAATACTTAAAATTTGCTGATCCTGAGGTTGATAAAACAAAGGTGAAAAAAACACTGAAAGACGGTGTTGAGTTATCCGGAGTTGTATTGATACAGAATAATAATATTCAGATTCGGTAGGTGCAAGCATGGGAAATTTGGATTTGTATAACAGGGTAAGAGTTGTTCCGGAAGAAGCGAAGAAGACAATCAAAGGCGGTCGCTTGAATGGAATGACGGATATTAACCCTATGTGGAGGATCAAAGTGCTTACAAGCGAATATGGTCCGTGTGGTATTGGCTGGTTTTACAAGCCTGTTAAGAAATGGACGGAACAGGCAGGAGGAGAAACAGTTGCATTTGTAGATATCGAACTGTTTGTAAAGGTAGATGGTGAGTGGTCGCAACCAATCTGCGGAACCGGGGGGAGTAAGCTATCGCAAAACGAAAGAAATGGTCTTTTTGTTTCCGATGAATGTTACAAAATGGCAACAACAGACGCTATTTCTGTAGCTTGCAAGCAACTTGGAATTGGAGCAGACGTGTACTTTGAGGCAGATAGAACTAAGTACGATTCTCCATTTGAAAGAGTGGAGCGAGTGCGAAACGAACTGAAAAAGCGCAGATGTTCAGAATCAAATTTTATGCAGGTATATAGGTTGGATAATATTGAACAGGTGACAGATAGCCAAATCAAAGATTTTATAGCGAGAATGGAGGCGGCAAAGCATGACAGTGTGGATCAGAAGTAGAGTGCAGATGCCGAACTACGTGAAAGAAAGTATTAGATCATTGGTAAAGTCGATTTGCGATAAAGATGTCGATGTGAGTATTGCTCTGCACAAAGAATCAAAAACAGATCAACAAAGAAAATACTTTTGGACGCTGGTAAAAGAACTCCGCAGCGTTATGAAAAACGGACAGACTGAAAACGATGTGTATTTGCATCTTTTAAGGATATACGGGACGTCAGATTTTATAAGCCTTCCGTCCGATCAGGTGCATCTTGCAAGAGCTTGTTACCGGATTGTAGAAGTACAGAACAAGAAAGAGTTCGTGAACAAGGAAAATGAGCGCATTACTGTTTGTACTTTGCGCTGTTGGAAAGGATTGAGCGAATACGATACCAACGAAGCTTGCATGTTGATAGATGGAGCGGTGGAAGAGTGCAAAAGTCTTGGTATTCCGACAGATACGCCGGATGAAATTCGCAAAATGAAAGAGTTGTGGGGGATTAAATTATAAGTATTGATTACAGCGATATGGCGTTCCCAAAGCCGAAGCGAAAGAAAAAGAAAAAAAGGTCATCAGAGGACGATTGGAAAACCAAAGGAGCTATGGAGCGTATTCACGGAGGACATGGATCACTGCATGTACACTGGAGCTTACGGAGTGGAGAGGCATCACATTTTCAGCCACACATCGAAAGAAATTGAGCTTTCGGAGGATTATGGTTTTATCGCTCCATTGAGACCAGACCTGCATCCAAACGGAACAAGGGCAGGGGAGAATGCATCAAAAGTTGACCGATACTTAAGAAAACGCTGCAAAGAGTATTATTTGCAGCACTACGGAACAGAAGAGCAGTTCCGGCAAGAATTTCACTATGTTAGTAAGGGTTAAACCTTTGCTATAAATTGTAACCCGTTCATGGCTGCTGTGTAGTACGTCACAAATACCTTAAGTAAGCCAGATTCATTGTCTCCCGGTAATTCCGGGAGCAGAAAGGAGAATAAATGGTAATTACAATTCCGGGCAAACCGGTTGGAAAAGCAAGACCGAGATTCCGCAGAGCCGGATTTAAAGTCATTACATATACGCCAGACGAAAGCAAAAAATACGAAAAGGAAGTTGCAAGGATTTACAAGCAGAGCATAGGCGTGCTTTACACGGACATCACTCTGAGAGTTCGAATTTTAGCGAAATTTCCGATTCCAGAGAGCTGGTCTAAGAAGAATAAGGATAGGGCTTTAAAAGGAGAAATAAAGCCGAATAAGAAGCCTGACTTAGACAACATTGCAAAAATCATTTTGGATGGACTGAATGGAGTTGCATATACGGATGATAAGCAGGTGACCAGTCTGGAGATTGAAAAGGTATATTCGGACACACCTTGCGTGGTGGTCTATATTGCGGAGGATGAGTGATGGCAGAAGTAAAGTGGATAAAGATAGCAACGGATATCTTTGATGATGAAAAGATATTGCTGATAGAGGCTTTGCCAGATGCTTATGCAATTATAACAGTCTGGTTCAAGCTACTATGCCTTGCCGGGAAAAAGAATAACGGTGGTGTATTCCTGATGAATGACAAGATTCACTACACAGACAAGATGCTGGCTACAATCTTTAGAATGAATGAATCCACTGTAAAGTTGGCTCTGAACGCGTTTGAGCAATTTAAAATGATTGAGATAGTGGAGGGAATAATCACGATCCCGAACTGGAATAAGCACCAGACATTGGATGCTTATGAACGGAAAAAAGAGCGTGACAGGCTGTACCAAGAGGAAAGAAGAGCCAAACAAAGAGCTTTGATCGAAAAATCGTCTGACAAGTCGTCTGAAAGAACGTCTGACGTCGCTGTTTCAGATATAGATAAAGAAGAAGATAAAGAAAAAGATAATAATATATATGTCCCGTACAAAGAGATCATAACTTACCTGAATGAAAAGACAGGCAAGAAACTAAGGTGGGATGTTAAGAGTAACCAGAAGGAAATAAAAGCCAGATTCAATGAAGGATACACTCTGGATGACTTTAAGACGGTGATTGATAAAAAATACCATGAGTGGGGCAGAAAGCCTACAAAAGAGGAATTACAGCGCGGAGTTAATGATATGAGGATATATCTAAGACCAAAAACCCTGTTCGGCAGTAATTTCGATGTTTATCTTAACCAAGAGCAGACGGAAAAAATGCCAGCAAAACCGCCAGTAAGCAGAAACTTAAATAACTTCGAACGCAGAGGATACGACATGGACTCTCTGGAAGAGCAGCTGTTGAATTCAAATTAAGGAGGAATTATGGAACCAAAGAAAGTAACGATAAATTACGCTCTGCTCTGTAAGGAACTAGAAAAGCAGGGCAAGACGAAAGAGAAATTCTCGGCAGAACTCGGGAGAAGCAAGTCTTTTGTCTGCAATATGGCAAAGAACCCGGAACAGACAGAAGATTTTGAAAGAACCATGTGCTTGCTTCTCGGACTTGAACCGGGAAGTCTGGTGAAAGAGCCAGAAAAGAAAGGGATGACCGCAGCACAGGCTCTTACAGTAATCAGAGATGAGATTTTAGAGAATCGCAGAATCATGCAGGAGAATTTTGAGAAAATCTGGAACAAGCTGAACACCAACACTGTCCAACTGGAAAAGATTAAGGACAAGGTCAACGAGGTATCTAAGACCGATTATGACAAGGCGGTGGAATGGTTAAAAGATAAAATGGCAGGTGGGCGATATGACGGAGCGAAGCTGCTCATGGAGTCGGATGCCGCGGGAATCAAACGGTCAGATGTCATGAAAGCGAGAAACGAGTTGAAAATAAAGATACAGACAACCGGATATGGAAAGAACGCGAAAGCATGGTGGAGCTTAGAAAGGGAGTAAACATGAACAGAAAAAGATACGGCTTTAGAGTCTACAGGAAACAGCCTATCGGATTGAGACACGGAAATATGGATTTGTTTACGCGCGGCATCACAAAGCGGAAGAGAAAGAATAGGGTGAGAGGGAAATGACGAACAATGATCATTTGAACAACATAACAGGAGAAATTGATACACCAGAAATCTCCGCAGTCAAGATGATACTTACAAGAATAGATGAGGATTTAGAAAACGATCTGTACGAAGAAAACCGTGATAAATACCTGAATTTGTACAAGAGCCAAAAAGAGTGGCTGGAAAGAGAGGTTGAAAATGAGTAGACCAGCACACTTTCTGGATCCGTACAAATTCCAGATCGAAGAGATGGTAAAACTCGGATGCACGGATGAGCATATTCATAAAGTTTTGCATGACATTCAGAAAGTGGAATTTACGAGAGATGATCTTATCCGGTACATGGATGAAAACGGGATACGAAAGAGGAAATCAGCCAAAAGATGGACGCGGAGCAAAGCAATTGAGTGGGTAGAGCTTTGCAAGCAGTTGCGAGGGAATAAGAAGAAAATAAGCGAAAAATAGAAAGGAGCCAGCCTCCGGCCGGGGCAAGGGTATACCGGGCTTCTGAGGAAAAATGAAATTTATAGATTTTTTTGCCGGAATAGGCGGATTTAGAAGAGGGCTTGAGCTTGCTGGACATGAGTGTGTTGGATTTTGTGAGTGGGATAAGTACGCAACTGCAAGCTATACATCCATGCATTTAATCACAGATAAACAAAGAGCATATTTAAACACTCTAACACTCAAGCAAAGACAAAAGGAGATTTTGAAAGATGAATACAGAAACGGAGAATGGTACTCAAGTGACATTAGAACAGTGGATGCCAGGAGCTTGCCCGAAGCAGACTGTTGGACATTCGGCGCACCCTGCCAAGATTTCAGTGTTGCCGGAAAGAGAGCAGGACTTGACGGAGACAGATCGAGCCTTGTACGAGAAATTTTTAGACTGTTGGAAGAACAAGAAGAAAAAAACAGACCTGAATGGATTATCTATGAGAATGTTAAGGGAATGCTTTCTAGCAACCGAGGACTCGACTATCTGTCAATCCTCTCTGAAATGGACAGACTCGGGTACGATATCGAATGGCAGAATATTAACAGTAAATGGTTCGTGCCACAAAACCGGGAGCGCATTTACACTATCGGACATCTTAGAAGATATGGTTACAAAAAAATACTTCCTGTCACGGGAACAGATGGAGAAAATAGTGTTTCAATAATCGCTCATAGAGATGGATACAGAAGAAATACACAGACTTTTTCTCCAGGCGGAATAACAGAAACCCTCGATACGGGACAAGGCGGAGGAAGAGGACACCATGTTGGAATTCCTTGTTTTTGCGACATGAACTATAAGGCAGGTTTAAAAACAACAGATAGCGCCAGAGCAATGCAAGCAAGATACAATAAAGGTGTATGTAATAGATCGGGAGAAGTTTCTGGTGTCGTAATTCCTGTTCTCACGCCAGTTAGAGCAGAGAAGCGACAGAACGGACGAAGATTCAAAGAAAATGGAGATCCGATGTTTACATTAACTTCTCAAGATAGACACGGAATAGCAATCAATGTAAAAGAAGCTACAAAGCAAGGATACGATGTAGCACATGAAGGTGACAGCATTAATCTTTCTATTCCTGATAGCAAGACAAGAAGAGGAAGAGTCTGGAAACAATTAGCAAATACGCTAGATACAAGCTGTAACCAAGGTATTTTTGTTCAGGTGGAAAATGAATTAACAGTGTATGCTATTTGGTATGAAAAATACAAATGTTACATAGCAATCAGAAAATTGACTCCAAAAGAGTGCTTTAGACTACAAGGGTGGACGGATGATTATTTTGAGAAGGCTAAGTTTGTAAATTCGGACAGTCAACTTTACAAACAGGCTGGAAATGGAGTTACGGTAAATGTTGTAAGAGCAATTGGAGATAAAATGACGATTATGAGGAATGACTAATGACGAAAACAGAAGAAACATGGAGTGAAGGGAAGAGAGTTAGAGAAGCGATAAAATTAATAAATCATTGTATTGATATCCAGGGAAAATGCAAAAGAATGAGAGAAAAAGAAATTAAGTGGGTAGATATAAAGGGCTTTGAAGGAAGATACAAAATTAATCAATATGGAGAAGTGCTTAGCACTGGAAAAAGCGAAAATAAAACAGGAACTGGAAACTATGATAGAAAAGAAAAAATTTTAACTCAATCAACGAATAATAAAGGATACAAGATTGTTCATCTCTATAAAGATAGAAAGGATCATCAGTTGCTTGTGCATAGATTGGTCGCTGAAATGTTTTTGGATAATCCATATAATTATGAAGTCGTAAATCACAAAGACGAAAACCCAGAAAATAATTGCTTGGAAAACCTAGAATGGTGCACGCAAAAATACAATATGAATTATGGAACGTCAAAATACAGAATTGGCAAGAAGAATAGTAAAAAGGTACTTCAATTTAGCAAAGATGGTATTTTAATAAAAGAGCATTCTTCAATAATAGGAGCTGCTAGAGAATTAAATATATCTGACGGGAATATTGGAGATTGTTTAAAAGGGAGAACTAAAACAGCTGGAGGATATGTATGGAAATACGCAATATAGTTTTTAAAGCAAAGAGAATAGATAATGGAGAATGGGTGGAAGGAGATTTAGAGCATACGAAATATGATGATGTAATCTGGATTGTAGATGTGCGTGGAGAAAAGTGTTATAGATGCGATTCAGACACCATATGCCAATACACAGGACTTACCGACAAGAACGGCGAGAAGATTTGGGAGAATGATATTGTTGAATGTAATAAAAGAAAAGAAGAATGTGGATTATATAAAGTCATTTGGAGAAAAGAGTATGCTGATTTTGGGGTTGTGCCTATAAGCAATACATGCATAGGACAATATCCAATAGGGTTTAGCTACGGAAAGACATTACATGGGAGAGATTATAAATCGGTCGGAAACATTTTTGATAATCCAGAGTTGTTGGAGGTGGAATAATGAAAAAAGAGTGCATAAAATGCAAATATTATAAAAACTACTATAAATCAACAGAATGTTATTGTGAAAAAGGTTATTGCGTTATGGATAAGAAATATAGGAGACGGAGTAAATGAACGTACTAGAGAAGATTTTAGAAGAGATTGAAGAACGTGTGAACATGGTTAAAAACATTCCAGTCAATGAAGATGATGATTTTCTGGATGGTGAGGAATGTTATGAAGCCGGAAGAATACAAGGTCGATATGAAGAGCTAGTATGGTGCAGAAATATAATTCGTTCCCACATGGACGAAGTTCTGGATAATAATGACGGTTGGATCCCGGTGGGAGAGAGGCTGCCGGAGGATGGAAAAGAAGTTTTATGCACAGATGGGAAATACATCTATTTAGTAGAGTATGATGCGGACTTAGACGCAGCGTTCGGAGAAGCGGATGGAATTATAGCATGGCAGCCACTTCCAAAACCATACAAGGAGGAATAACATGGACATTTTACCGTGATTACTTTAAAGACAGGATTGGAAGAGGATGTAAAACTAGAAGGTGCGGATTACCTGATGGCTGCGGGATTTCCGATACTGTTATTTGTGGTGTTTTTGGATTGGATAGTACGGAGATTATGGAAGTGACGGCATGACCAGAGAGAGCATGAAACACAGAAGGGAGAAGAAAAAAATGCTAATTGAAGATAAAGTACAGATAGAAGCAGTGAAAACAAGATCGTATATGATGGGTGAGATAGATGGAAAAGTGATGATTACGCAAGGTAGATATATTGTATTTGTGAAGAAAGAAGATTTCTTGCTCGACATAGATAAGCAGAAGAAATTGCCAGAAGATGGGTTGGAACATTATTCCACCGAAAATATTCAGAGCAAAATGAGGGCGGCCAAGTTGTCAAACAGAATGCTTGCAACCGGAAAAAGCATTCTGAGAGCAATAAGAGACGAGGAAACCGGAGAGTATGCTTGGTTTGACAATAAATATTTAAAAATGTTCGATGGGTGCGTGCCAAAGCTTATTAAATATCCTGAATGTTCTGAATACTTCGAATACTACGATGCTGTATTCACACGCTACGGTGAAATTGTAGGTATTTTACTCCCAGTGAGAGTAAGTGAGTGGTGATAGCAAAATGCATGGAGAAGGGAGACAGCAGAAACCGTGAAAAAGATAGAAGCATACAAGATGGCAACGAGAAAGCCCTGTGAGACAGCTTTAAAGCAACAGGAGCATAAAGCCTTTG